TTATTTATTTGATAATGACACAAGTAAGGCAGATGGATTAGAAAATAATAAAGTTAATATTCAAAAAATAGAAAAATTAACTGGATTTAATTTTAAAATATAAAGTATTATAATTTAACTTGTATAAAAATAGCTTGGATACCCAATAAAAGGTTATTATCTTTAAGGTTATGAAACATACGCTTCTAACTGAAAAATATCGTCCTGATACCCTTGATGGTTATATTGGTAATGAGCAATTTACTACCGATTTACAAAAATGGATTACCGAAGGTAATTTACCCAATTTATTACTACATGGATCCCCAGGCACTGGTAAAACAACAGCTGCTAAACTAATCGTTAAAAACATTCAGTGTGACTTCATTTACATTAATTGTAGTGATGAAAACGGCATTGATACAATTAGAGATAATGTTAAACAATTTGCCTCAGCAGCATCATTTCAACCTATTAAAGTTGTTATATTAGATGAAGCTGATTTTTTAACTATTAACGCTCAAGCAGCTCTTAGAAATATTATTGAATCGTTTAGTGAAAATGCTCGTTTTATATTTACTTGTAATTTTGTTGAGCGTATTATTGAGCCGTTACAATCACGTTTAGTATTATATGAATTAAGTTCACCTCCAATTAAACAAATGGCTAAACATTTAGCTAGTGTATTAGATAAAGAAGGTGTTAAATTTGATACTAAAGATTTATCTATTATAGTTAAAAAAACATATCCTGATATTAGACGTGCTTTAAATACAATTCAGGGTTCAATTCGTAATAAAAATTTAATTGTAGATAGATTAGGAGAAGTAAATTATCCTCAACAAATTATAGAGGCATTAGATAAAAAAGATGCATTTGCTATCATTAGGCAAATTGTAGCAGATAATAATATAAAAGATTTTAATAATTTATATAGGATGATGTTTGAAAAATATAATGATCCTGAATTTATTATAATTATAGCTGAATACCAATTCCAATCTGTAACAGCCCCAGATAAAGAAATAAATTTTATGGGTTGTATTGCTAAACTAACAACAATTTAAAATGCCACAAGAAAGAGTTCAATTAAACATTTCATTAGACAAAACTATTCCACTTATTTGTGATGCCTGTGGTAGTACTGTATTCCAAGAAGGTGTTATACTCCGTAAAGCATCTAAGTTTCTTACAGGTACTACTCAAGATGGCATTATCCCCATTCCTACTTTTTACTGCGTAAAATGTGGACATGTTAATGAGGAATTTTTGCCTGCTGATTTAAGAACACCTAAAGCTGAAGCGTGACAATCTTTGATTGGTTAAACGAAATTACAGGCGCTAAGCGTTCTTGGAATAAATTTACTGATGATGCTAAGGAATCATTTAATCCATACATGATTAATAGATTTATTTCAATGAAACGTGAGTATATTGATGTGGTTAATATTGCTCAAAAATATATATTACCTAAAAGTAAATTATATGAATTCTATTGTGCAATGCTTCCTAAAAGTAAATCATTTTTCCGTTATGTAAAATCAACTAAATCAATTAATCAGGACCAGGTAAACGCATTAGCAAAGTACTATATGTGTAGTACACGTGAAATTATTGATGTACTTCCTCTTTTGGAGGAGCAAGAAATAGAGCGTACCTTTAATGAAACTCAGGGTTATATAGCCACGAAAAAGACTAAAAAACGTAGTATAAATGATACATACAAAAATAATAAATCCACAAGCGGACGTAGTAAAAGATGAAATAACTAAAGCAGTTATTTTAGATTTAGCATCACGCTCAAAACGTGGATTAAATAAATACAATACAACATTAGATAAAAATAATCATCAAAATATGCTTCAACATGCGTATGAAGAAGCACTTGATTTAGCTCAATATTTAAAAAAAGAAATTACTACATTAAATATAATTCAAGATTTAGTTAAACAATATCCAAACGATGCTGAATTGGGAAGTGAGGTAAGAAAAATATATGGCTAAGAAAAAACTAACCGATATTGAGAAATTAATTAAGGAAACTAAGTTACCTGAATTAAATTATGGAACACAAAATAGTGTATCATACTCTCAGTATTCTATATATAGAAAATGTCCACACCAATGGTACTTAACTTATATTAAGAATTTAGCTCCGTACCAAGCATCAATTCATACTATATTTGGAACAGCAATGCATGAAACACTTCAGCATTATTTTGAAATAATGTATAGCCAAAGCGGTGCTGCTGCTGATAGAGTTGAAATAGTAGAGTATTTTAAAGAACGTTTTAGAACTATATATAAAGAAGAATATAATAAAGTAAAAACGCATTTTTCATCTCCTGAAGAAATGAAGGAATTTTATGAAGATGGAGTTACAATTATTGATTGGTTCAAGAAAAATAGAAATAAGTATTTTTCATCACGCAATATGAGGTTATTAGGTATTGAGATGCCTCTAATGGTTGGTTTAACTAAAAACATATACTTAAAAGGTTATATTGATTTAGTTTTATATGATGAAACTTTAGATAAAGTAATTATTTATGATATTAAAACATCTCGTAGTGGATGGAATGATAAAAAGAAAAAAGATGAATCAGTAATATCTCAAATATTATTATATAAAGAATTTTTTGCTAAACAATATAAGCTGGATGTTGATAAAATTGATGTTCAATATTTTATTGTTAAGCGTAAAGTATGGGAAAATGATGATTATGTTATTCCTAGAATTCAAATTTGGGCTCCCGCTAGTGGCAAAATTAAACGTAAACAAATAATGACTCACTTTGAAGAATTTTTAAGTGAAGCATTCCATGAAGATGGAGTTTATAGAACTCATGAACAGATGAAAAATGTAAGTAAAGATAATTGTACATGGTGTCCGTTCAATGATAAACCAGATTTGTGTGATAAAAACATTCCTCAAAAGAAATTTTTTGAAGTAGTATAGTTTTCGTATTGATGTATATATTTATATCAAAATCGGCTATGGAAAAAAATAAGTTACAGCTTACAAGTGTTAAAGTACATGGACACTTGTTCGACGAATTTAAAGTTATGTGTGTACGCACTAAATTCTCACTTCAAAAATTAACAGACAGAGCAATGCATTTGTATCTTACAGATGACGAATTTAGAAAACAAGTACATAATCATAATAATTTAGGCCTAGAAAAAAAGGCTACTGCTATTAGTGAATAATTAAAAATAACTAAAATTAGGTTAATGAAAGAAGGTTATATTCCCCAAGCACAGAGGAAAAAGATCTTATTTTTATGTGATGATATTAGAATGCATTCTGGTATCGCAACAATGGCAAGAGAAATAGTAATTGGAACATCTCATAGGTATAATTGGTTTAATGTTGGAGCTGCTATTAAACATCCTGAGCAAGGAAAAGTTATAGATGTAAGTGATGATACAAACACTCATGCTGATATAACAGACTCATGGGTTAAAATTCTTCCTTTAGATGGATATGGTAATCCTGATTTAATTAGAGATTTAATTAAACATGAAAAACCAGATGCTTTATTTTTCTTTACAGATCCAAGATATTGGATTTGGTTATTCCAAGTTGAAAATGAATTTAGGAAACAACTTCCTTTTATTTATTTAAATATTTGGGATGATTTGCCTGCTCCATTATATAATGAGCCATATTATGAATCATGTGATACTCTTCTTGCTATCAGCAAACAAACAGAAAATATTAATAGAATTGTTTTAGGAGATAAAGCAAAAGATAAAATAATTGCTTATGTGCCTCATGGGATTAATGAAAAAATATTTTTCCCTATTGATATAAATCATGGAGAATATTCTAAATTACAAGATATTAAAAAATTACTTTTTGGAGATAAAGAGTATGAATATGTTATTTTTTATAATGCTAGAAATATTAGGCGTAAATGTGTATCTGATTTAATAGTCGCATATCAAATGTTTATAGAAGGATTAACTAATGAACAAGCATCCAAGTGTGCTTTAGTACTTCATACTCAGCCTGTTGATGATAATGGTACTGATTTAATTGCTGTTAAAAATTTAATATGTGGTGATAAAGCAAATATATTTTTCTCAAATAATAGAATATCATCTCAAGAACTTAATTTAATATATAATATAGCTGATGTCTGTGTTTTACCATCATCAAATGAAGGATGGGGATTAAGTTTAACTGAAGCAATGATGTGTGGTAAAATGATTATTGCTAATGTAACAGGGGGTATGCAAGATCAAATGCGTTTTACAGATGAAAAAGATGAATGGATTAAGTTTAATGAGAATTTTTGTTCAAATCATTTTGGCACGTATAAAAAATGTGGTGAGTGGGCTATACCTGTATTTCCAAGTAATTTCTCACTTGTTGGTTCACCTCCTACTCCTTATATTTGGGATGATAGGTTAGATTTTAGAGATTTAGCTAAAGCACTTAAAGAATGCTTTAATTTAGAAAAAAAAGAAAGATCAAGACGAGGAATGTCAGGATATGAGTGGGTTACTTCAGATGAATCAATGATGTCAGCAAGGTGGATGTGTAAAAATATTATTAAATATATTGATCAAACACTTACAAATTGGAAACCAAGAAAATCATTTGAATTAATTAAAATAAAAAAATATCCAAATAAAAAATTACGTCACAAATTAGTATACTAAGTTATGTCAAAACCTTTAGTTGTAGTAAGTTGCCCTATTGATACTTTTAGTGGATATGGTGCTCGTTCAAGAGATATAGTTAAAGCATTATTTAAAATAGATAAGTATGATGTTAAAATACTACCTCAAAGATGGGGTAGTACACCTTATGGTGCTTTAAATGCAGAAATTTTAGAAGAAAAACAAATATTAGATAATTATTATCCTGCTCCTCAGTTACAATCACCGCCTGATGTTTGGATTCAAATTACAGTACCGAATGAATTTCAACCAATGGGAAAATTTAATATTGGTATTACAGCAGGTATAGAAACTACATTATGTAATCCTACTTGGTTAGAAGGTATTAATAGAATGAATTTAACATTAGTATCATCTAATCATGCTAAAAAAGTATTTGAAGAATCAAAATTTGAAAAAAGAAATAAACAAACAAATGCTCTAGAAGGCAAAGTAGAATTAGAAAAACCAATTCAGGTATTATTTGAAGGAGCTGATTTAAATAAATACTTTCCTATTATTGATGATAATCTTCCAGATGATGAATTAGTTCTTGCTTTAGATGAAATTAAAGAAGATTTTAATTTTTTATTTGTTGGACATTGGTTACCAGGTGGGTTTGGAGAAGATAGAAAAAATGTAGGGTTAACGATTAGAATATTTTTAGAAACATTTAAAAATAAAAAAGATGCTCCTGGTTTAATACTAAAAGTAAATCATGGCTCTTGTTCTGTAATGGATAGAGAAGAAGTATTGAAAAAAATAGATGCTATTAGAGAACAAGTTAAATCAACTACATTGCCTAACATTTATTTATTACATGGTGAACTTGAAGATGAACAAATGAATTATTTATATAATCATCCTAAAGTAAAAGCAATGATTTCATTTACTAAAGGTGAGGGGTTTGGAAGACCATTACTTGAATTTACATTAACTAAAAAACCATTATTAGCATCAGGCTGGTCAGGACATGTAGATTTCTTAGATACTGAATTTGCTAATTTAATTCCTGGTGAAGTTAAACAGGTGGAAAAAAGTGCAACTAATGATTTTATATTGGAACAAAGTGGATGGTTTAATATTGATCAAGGACATACTTCTAAAATGTTAGAAGATATGTTTAAAAATTATAAGAATTATCTTGATAAAGCTAAACAATTGGCCTTTAGAAATAAACAAAATTTTTCATTAGAAAAAATGACTGATAAATTAAAAACAATATTTGAAACTTTTATTCCTAAAAAAGTTGAATTAATATTACCTAAAATAGATAAAATTGAACTACCAAAATAATACAGGGACTGTTATATACACCTATTCAAATAACACTTATAATATAGAAATAATATGGAAGATAGTTTAATTATATGTCCTAAATGTGGAAGTGATGCCTGTTATAAAAATCCCATAAATGAATTTCATTCATCTTATGCTTGTTTTGGATGTGGGTTTTACACCTCAGATTTAATGAGAGAGGGTGAGTTTGATTTTAAAGAATTTGAAGAAACTCTTCCTTATCTTCATATTGACTTAAAGTACACAGATAAAGAAGGCCGTGTTTGGTATCCTCAAACAGTAAATATTGAAAACCAAGGTACTGTTTTTGCTTATGGAAAAAATAAAGATGAATGGAAATGGGCAGCTGTGGTAATGATTGAAATAGAAGAAGAAGAAAAACATAAATTCAAAAAACCAGGCACAGACGAGTACTACACTCACAAAACAGATATGAAATCACTTAAACTATTTGAACGAAATAATTTTATGGATGCTCTTGAATTTATTGGAGTATTTAATAATCAAAATTAACATTATGGCTAGTATTTCATTTGCTATTACAGCATGTAACGAACACGTAGAGTTAAAGCGCTTATTAGATCAAATTGTATCTATAATTAAACCTGAAGACGAAATAATGGTTCAGTTAGATACAAATGCTACAGATGAAGTAAAAAAAATAACTAATACTTATAATGTTGGAACACCATATGAATTTCACAGAATATATTTTGGATTAAATGGTGATTTTGCTACATTTAAAAACAATCTTAAAAAACATTGTACACGTGATTGGATTTTTTTTATAGATGCTGATGAAACTTTAAACTATTATTTTGCTAAAAATATTCATGAGTTTTTAGAATTAAATAAAAGTATAGTTGATGTAATATCAATCCCAAGAGTTAATAAAGTAAATGGTTTAACTGAAGAACATATATATAAATGGAAATGGTTTGTTGATGATAGAGGATGGGTTAATTGGCCCGATTATCAAACACGTATTTGTGCTAATAAAAATGATATTTGGTGGGTTAATAAAGTACATGAGCGTTTAAGTGGATTTAAAACATCAGCTCAACTTCCTGCTTTAGAAGAATGGTCTTTAACTCATATTAAAGATATTAATCGCCAGGAAAAACAAAATAAGTTTTATGAAAATTTATAGTAATTATTTACCTATAGAACGTTATGAATATGAGATAGGTTCTATTCAACGTTTTAAAGATAAATCTATTTCAATATTTAATGATTTTGCCCCCCGTGAAGCTAACCAACTCAGTGAAGTTAATTTACTTATATTAAATGAACCTAATGAGTTATTTGGGCTACATACGTTTGCTAAAAATAATTATCAAGCTTTTTCTGCTATAATTTT